GCCACGACGAGACGGCCGATTTTGGTCAACGTCACCCGCATCGAATATGGGCCGTCAAAGCTAGCAGATTCATTACGGGTTAGGGAAAACTATTGCCTGTTCCAGATTGCGATCCAGCTTCCGAATATCGCGACCCTCCCGCACCAGCGGTTGTCTTTGGTGTTCCACAGGCGGAAGCGTATCTGGTTTACGTTGCTGGTATCCCAACGTTGTGCGGTGTACTCGCCGGCCTGGTCGAAACCAGTGCCGAACGGCCCAATCGTGTAGGCCGCGTAATCGGCTTTCTTCCCGTTTGGGGATTGGAGGTTGATGTAGAATGTGCCGTCATCATTCGTGGTGACGGTATGGCCTCCGCACAGAATATACGGCATTTGGGTTAGGGAAAACTATGCTGGCATTGGGTCGGTGGTCCTCCATACGCCGGTGCATCCCGCGTATGCGTTGTTCGGGTTGCCGAGCATGACCACACGGCCCGTATGCTCGCCGTAGAGGACGAACGTGGTGTTGCCGCCGAACACGGCGATGGGAACGTTCGACGTTTCCGCTGGACGATACCCCACGGGTATGGTCTCCCGCGCCTGTGTGTAGTTGTTCTCGCCTCTCTGGTTGAATTTCACGTTGCCGCCCGCGAAGCAGATATCACCCACGCGCGTCAGCGAAATACTGTCGTTGCTGTAGGGGACCCTCCATGTCGTGGAACGCTGGGTTAGGGAATCCCACACATCCTCTAGGGGTTGGAGAACATTGACCAGTGTGTCAATCGATGTGATGGTGATGCCGTCGAGGTTGACGCGGCAGAGGGGCAGGTCGGAGACGATGGCCCCGCCGATGATGCTGCCGGTCTCGATGCCCGGATCCGCGGGCGTGTCCGAGCTGGGCCTGCCCTTGATGGCTTCGAGGGTGACCGTCTCCACGCCGGTGCCTGAGTTCAACGCGTACCGGGCCACGATGAGATCGCGTCGTTTTTGCCCTTGCGAGCCGGATTGGATGTTCACGTCGGTCGGCGCGGCGATGTAGATCTGCCGGCCCTCGACCACGAGGTCCCATGCTGGGATGGTGATGTTGTTCGCATCCTTCGCCGTCGGTTTCATCGTCCAATTCCGGGTTTTCAAAATGTATCCGCCTCGGCCGAGCATGGCGGCGTGCATGAGCGCGTCATGCTTCGATTCCACGTGCGGGTCGTCGCCGCCGTGCGAGCCGGTTACAAGCAGATTTGTTGCCATGATCACTTACCTTCCGCGTTGAGGGGCTTGTTGAGCCAGAGGTCATAATCCTTGTCCTGATTTTCGGCCAACTGTAGGTACTGCTGGTAGTCGGATTCGCAAAAAAGGATTTTCCTCTGGTTGCCGTTGCGGTCGACGCGCGTGACCTCGTGCCAGTTGGGGCTGGCCGTCGCGTTGGGCAACACGTATTCCTTGTTGACGCACGAAGGCCGATCACAGGAGTAGAGGGTGATGTTGGGCTGTTTCGGCATGATGCTCCTTTAGTCTTGTTCATCGGGCCAACTGTATTGGCCGGCTTCGTATCGGATGGTTGGTGTGCCGTTGGCGAGTTTGACGGTGATGCGCACGATGGGGCTGTCCACGCTGACGCCGGTCAGCGCATCGTAGGCGCGCACATGGTCGTCGATATGCAGGCCAAGGTTCTCGGGGATCGTCAAATCGACGGTGCCCTGTTTCCACATGTCCTTGAGCTTGTCCCTGGTCTGGTCGGACAATTCGGCGCCTTCGGAGGATGTGAGCTCGTAGATCTGAGCTATCTCCCGGTCGCCGGTCAGAGTCTGGGTCTGGGAGATGTTGCCGGACGCATCCGCATACCAGTCGCTGCGCGCCCTGTTGCGCAGCTGGCCTTTGCCCAGGCCCGTGAGGTGGTTGACTTGGGTCCAGATGCGTTGCGCCTCGAAACTGATGCGCTGGTCGCTGTCCGCGTCGCCGTACGTGTCGGCGGCGACCGCGCGAATCCGGCAGCGTCCAGCGGTGTAGGTCAGGTCGAGTCTGGCTCCCTGCGCGGTGAGCATCATGCGCAACCCGTCCCACGCGGTAATGTACCGGCGGAACGAATAATTGCTGAGGGTGATGCCGCTCGCTTCCGAGGGCACGTCGAACACCGTGGACAGTCCGATCCGGCTGATTATCGTGCGGATGATGTTGTTGGCGTCGCCGGAGACCGTGAGCCGGTCGGTGCCGGGGTCGGGTTGGAGGATCTTGCCTGCGAGCAAACCGTGCCATGTGCGGCCGGTGAGCGTATACAGGGCATGCCCGTCATCCACAGTGATACGCACCGCGTCGACGCGGCCTCCGAACTCGGTGCCTTCCGCCCCGATGTAGCAGCCGTCGGAGAGCAGCAGTCCGGGGGTGGAGTGAGTGAGTTCGAAATCATTCTGCTCGTCGCCGTACTGCAGGTCGAGTGCGGGGGAGACGAGTTCGCCTTGTGGCACGTGAGCGGTATTGGTCCAGATCAGGTCCATGGCAGTCCCGTCTGCTCCAACCAGTACTCCACGTCGAAGTCGAACGATTCATCCCATGAGACCTGCTGCAGTCCCGGCGGGAGGGTGGCGAACGCGTATTCGTTGGAGGCCTGGTCGCGATGCGTTTTGTCGAACACGTTGGTGATGTCGCCGTTGGCGGCGACCATCACGGCCGTGTGTGGTGAGCCGGTGCCGTCGATGATGAGGTAGCCGCCGGATGGGACGCTCACGTCGGCTATCACCTTGTTGCCGCCGATGATGATGCTCGGCGTAGAGACCGGCCCGTAAATGGTGAGCCTCATCCGCGAGGGCAGGGCGGATTGGTTGTCGATGCTGCTGACGTTGCGGGTCGGCGCGTAATCGTAGCGATAGTCGTAGGGATAGTCCTTGCCTCTGTTGTAGCGGGCCGTCGACCGGCTGAAGCTCTGCCTGACCGGTTTGTGCCACACCCCGTCAAGCAAGGCGACCGTGAAATCGCCGCGCACGAGCAGGGGTGACGTGTAGTCAGGTTCGTGGCCGACCACGAGGCAGGTCTGTGACCATCCGTCCACCGTGATGACGCCGGGTTTCGCGGCATCGTTGAGGTAGGCGTACATGTCCGCGTCGAACAGTTCCTCGGCCTTTTCGAGCGCCGGGATACCGTAGACGAGCCCGGTGACCTTGACGGTCTTCGCGGGCCGCGTGGCCTGCAATGACCGGTAGCCGAGCTCGAACTCCCACGTGCGGGTGCGTAGCTCCAGGATCTGTCCGCACATGATTCCCTCCGGGTCGGCGAGATCAATCACGGTTCCGGCGCGGTTTGACGTGTAGGTGAGCGTGTGCATCATGTGCGCAAAACCTCCTTGGTGAGCCGCTGTAAGTCTCGTTTGCCGAGTTGCGGGGCATACGCGCTGATGATTGGGCCGATCTGCTCGCGGAAGGAACGTATCTCCTCGATGACGCCGCTCACGTCGATATCCCGGCCGGAGAACGATTCCTTGGGTATCTGCCGGCGGTTCATGGCCGCGTATGTGTCGGCGCCATAATATGCGACGGATTTCACATTGGACACGAATTCGCCGCTCTTGACTCGCGCGTTCGCCAACGTGATGTTGTCGCCGCCCGTAGTGGTGGCCTTGCCTGGCAGGAGGCCCTCGATGACGCGGCCGCCAGTGGCGTAGCCGCGCATCGAAACCCCATAACCGGTGAACAGGCCGCCGGTCTTGGAGGGCGGGCGAACGCCCACGCTGTCATCCGGCACGTCGTTTTTCATATAGTTATCAATGAAGTTGCGGACGATGTTCGTGGTGACCGTGACCTCCCTCGGGTTTTCCAAGGGTTCGTTGTTCACATCGCGGATCGCTTGCAAAGCCTGATCGTTCTCGCCGTAGATGTAGCCGGTTTTCGGATCTATCTGCCAACCGTTGGCCTCGGCCATCTCGTTGAACAGTGGATCATTGTTGCCCTTGAGGATACCGGTCTTGTCATCGATGGTGGCTCCGGCCGCCAAAGCCATCGCTATATCGAACTGACTCTTGTCCAAGTCCAGATAGCCGGTTTTGGGGTCGATCTGAGCGCCTGTGGCTTCGGTGATCTTGTCCATGAGGTCTTTGTCGTCACCGGTCAAACGCACGGTCTTGTCATCGATTTTCTCGGCTTTCACCTTCACCTTGTCCAGCACGTCGCTGGCCTCGTCCGTGATCGTAATCTTTACGTCGACAGGGTTAGCGGCAGTGCTGTTCAGCTTCTCGATGCCTTGACGCAGTACATCCGCCTGACTGCGGGCCAACCCGTATCGGTCGGCCTGGGCGGCGGCCGCGTCGGCGCTCATGCCAGCTGCGGTCGCGTTGTCGATGTACGCCTGACGTGCCCGTTCGAGGATATCGCCCGCCTGCTGGGTAGCGGCAGCGGCATGGTTGCGGGCCTGACCCTCCTCGATGATCTTCTGCGCCGTGCTCTGCGCGGTGGACGCGAGACCCTGCAGAGCGGACTGGCTGTCATACGCCTGAGACTCATAGCCCGCCAAAGCGTTGCCGTTGTCATCGAGCACTCGTCCGTTCTTCGCGATGCTCTCGTTAAGGTCGAGTATGCCCTGATTGAATTGGGTGACGGCCTGATCCGCGGACAACTGCACTCCCGGCAGGTTGAGGAAGCCTTTCACCAGATCGTCAATGGCGTCGGAGAGGTCTTTGGTGCCTGTGGTGGCATTGTCGGTGCTGTCGGCGTAGTTGTTGGTGCCTTCGGCGGCCGTGTCTCCGCTGGCTCCCGCCTTGGCGACTTCCTCATTGGTTTTGCTGACCTGTTCCTTGGCTTTGCTGACCTGGTCGGAGAGCTTGTTGTAACTGTCTCGGATACTGTCTGTCTGCATGACGGACATGTTGTTTTCGGCGTTTTTCAACTGTTTGTCGAACAGTTTTTGCGCTTCCTTGGACCCGTTGACGGCCTTTGCGAACGTGCTGTATTTGATGCCGGCTTTGTCGAGTGCTTCTCCAAGAGAGCCTAAGCCGGTGGCGAACTTGTCTCCGAAGTCCCAAGTTTTATCCTCGCCGCTGGCGATTTTCTTGATGAGTGTTTCGACGGCGTTCCCGGACTGGTCGATTGCGCTGGAGAATTCCTTGATGTTGGCTTTAGCGTCCTGCGCGGATTGGGCGAACCCCACAAGCAGCGCGCCCGCGACCGTCAAGGCGATGCCCCATGGGCCGCCCAAGGCGGCGAACAGTCCGCTGCCGATGCTTTTGAAACCGGCCATAACGCCTTGAGAACGACTGATAGTGGTGCCAAACGTGTTTATCTGAGATTCTGCACTGCCGAAAGTTGCGCCCCATGTCTGGAACGCTGACGCGATTCCGGAGCCGAGGCCTATGAGCCTTTGCCCTGGGTCGGCAATCAATCCGAGGGTTTGCGCAAGCTGGCTGCTGCTAGAGTTCAGCGGCCCCATCGCTTTGTGGACTGCGACACTGCCTCCAACCAGAGCCGCCATCAGCACTATGGACTGCTGTACGGGCGCAGGCAATGACGCGAAACCGTCAACAAGGGTGTCGAGTGTCTGCACGAGGGAGCGCAATGGTCCCTGACCGCCCTCGCCCAAAGAGATCATGAGGGATTCGAAAGAGCCGCTCAGATTCTCCAGATCGCCTTTCAGGTTGTCGTTCTTCTTGGCGGCGAGGTCCGCGGCGTAGCCGGATTGGCTGACGGCTTTCGT